TCAATAACCTTGAGCGTTTTTCATAGCTTTATAGAACTGACTCTCTGCCAAATCATCTTTAATTTGCAGATATATTTGGACCGTCGAGATATCACTATGTCCTAGTAGCTTCTGTATTGTCATGAGGTCGCAGCCAGCAATTAGCAATCGAACGGCGAAACTGTGACGTAATTGATGAGGCGTCATATGGATTCCAGCATGTTTCTTAAAAGCGCGCTGTAGCTGCACTCTGGCAGTTTTATCATTTACTTTGAATAGAGGACCAGCAAAGCGGTTATAATCTGTAGCAAATTCATCTATCTTCTCCTTTAAGCGCTCAGTGAGAAACACTGTACGATCTTTAGACCCCTTCCCTTTAACGTACAGATTTAACCCGTCAATATCCTTGTAGCTTACTCTGGCTATTTCTGAAATGCGCAATCCAGTGTCGTAAGCGAAGTCGACAAGCATGTTTATATGCTGATCTCTACTATTCTCAGCCGTTTTTCGGAGGACTGACTGGATAACTTGATGATGTATGTATCTTGGACGCGGCTTGGCGTTTTTGTGCGATTTAATGAGGTCAGGATTAATACAACTCACATTCATGCGCTCGTAGCACCATTTAAAAAACGCCTTAATGACCCGCTTGACGGTGTTAGTGGTTGAGCCAGCGTGAGTCTTTCGGTATTCATAGAAATAAAAATCGAGCCATCTGACGGACAGCTCGGTTATGTTAGTTTTATGTAATTCATTGCAGAAGTTGACGAAGTGTTTGAGGCGAACCACCCTGGTTGCAACTGTCGCTGGCGACATATCCTCTACGACTGCTGAATAATGAATAAACTGAAATGCTAGCTCGCGTATATTTTCGGTATAGTAGTCTGTCTGAAATGCAGCCTCTGTGTGATTTAGCTCGTCAATTACGGCTGTTTTTGAGGTGGTGGTTAATATGGATGGTGCCATTTTTCTCTCCTTGAAATGACGTTATTTTTGACATATCACCTTATACGCCCCAAATATTCATTCTACAGATTTTTTAAGTCAATGTAATGCTTTTCATGACATTTATGGCAGCCTTTAACTATGAAATATGGCGCTGTTGGACCGCTATATTCACGTATTTGGCCCTTCATAACGGTAGCGAAATAATCAATTTTGATAATCTGCTTATACACCTTCCATTCATGATCACAGCCATTCTCTCTTTTCTGAAACATCTTTTGCTGATGACGCTCTGCTCTCACCTCATCAATACGTTTCATGAGTTTACGTTTAGCTGCTTTAGTGTCAAATGTCATACGCCTGCCTTTTTACAAAGAAAAGTGAACAATCGAGCCGGCTGTTGACCACGTTGAGCCTCCTCTACTAATTGCCAGATCCTATGCTCTGGTAATTTAGCTGCCACCTTGTAATAAAAAGAGAAATACTTGTGATTATTAAACTTATCTGCCAGTTGATACGCTATTGCTTCAGTGTGCTTTACCTTTTGCCATTTGTCCATGTTTGGCTACCCTCCATAACTAAACAATTGTTATTGAGATTGGGATTGAGGATTTCTTTGTTGAAATCCATTGAGATTGGGATTGAGATTGACATTGATTAGTTAAGTGTCAAAATCGCTACCCCAATAAAAACCCCAAATTTAAGCCCAAATCTAACTAGCACCATCACTAGATTAGGGTGTTTTACATGTTTGAGGAGTTTTCCACAAGCCCGTAGTGCTTGGGACTTGACAAGAAAATCCTATTTTTCGTATTTTTGGACCAAAATAAAATGGCCCCAACCGAAACAAAGTTCGGTAGAGGCCAGCAATATGACGTTGGTATATTTACTTTAGCAAAATATTTGTATTAAGTCAATTGTTCGGAAATCCCGAACAATTCAGTTTATAAGCAACTCTTACTATATCAACTATAAAGTAATCCTTTATAGTTCAACCTTTTGACGCTGGCGGTATCTTGCCGTCTGCTGATACTTTTCGTAGCATTATTTTTTCTCCTTGATAAGATCTATAATCGCACTAATCACAGGCATCAAACGGCTAATCCCCGCAGCTATTGCCGCCGAACCACTTGAGAATATGAGAGACCCTGTCAGTGCGTCTAAGCTTCTCATGAACTCGGTGAACTGCGGAACACCATATAAACCAGTAAACGCTATCATCGTTCCTAAGAAACCTTGTAAAAGTGTCCTCATAGCTCGTCCATTTTTAGTTTCTGTACTAAATAATAATTTAATCTTTTCCATATTTCCTCCTATGTTTTAATATTCATACTTTCGGCGGCGTCTTGCCGCGTGGCTCCTTGAGCGGCGCACCTGTTTTCGGGTCGTGCCAGCGGCTCAAACCTGGCACGCTGTGCGAATCCACCAGGCATTGCAAGCAGTCATTATATGTCGAGCCCGCTGGCATCTCTGGTGTGGTCTTGCCAATGTGCAGCGTTACGCAGTCGCAAGCTTTGCACTCGCGGAAGTACAGGCTCGACTTTGTGATGGTGATTTTCTGCAAATCTGGCACCATTATGGTAACCTCAAAACGTCGCCTGGGTGGATTAGATCCGGGTCTGGTAGATTATTGATTCGGGCTAGCGTCTGCCAATCCGTGCCGTGAGCGGCCGCTATCGTACTGAGGTTGTCGCCCCATTGAACCGTCACGGTTCGCTCGGCCGGCGCGCCTCCACCTGGCACTCGCAGTACCTGACCTGCATAAATCACGTGTGGATTTGCTATACCGTTAATTGCTGCCAAATAGTGATAGTCTACGCCATATTTTTCAGCAATTTCACTCAATGTGTCGTTTGGCTGAACTGTGTATGTCGGCTGTAGCTCTGGTGCTGGCTGTGGGTTAGCAATTTGCCCGCTGCGTCCAGCTGGTGCTGGCGCTCCGCCTGCATACTTATCCCACGCCTCAGCGTCGCCATAGAACTCGTTGCAGTCGAGGTTTCCGCCCCAGCCATCAAGTCGGCCGCTCGATGTCCACTGCCACATTGCATAGCCGTCCCAGTATTTGACGCTTGGCGGCGTGCCGGCTTGGCTCATGTCGTAGTTGAAGTCGATTGCCATGTCGCGATATTTTGCCACCCATAGGCCGTAGTCGGCCGCAGCGACAATACCCCAATCGTGGCTGTTTACCACGCTCTCTGACATATAGATGAGCGGCTTCACGCCTGTTCGTTCTTGCACGTGGTCGAGCCAGCACTTTGCCCACGCCACATCACCAACGTTGCCGCCGTCTTCCCAGTCAAGAATAAGCATAGCGTGCTTGATATAGCCTTGGATATTGTCGACGAAAAAGTCAGCCTCAGCGATCGCGTCATTGCTGCCGTTTCTCGCAAAATGGTAAATACCGAGCTTTTTGCCGGCCGCTGCCGCTTGCTGATAATGCTCGTCGCAGTTTGGGTTGACGTAGTCCGTCCCCTCCGTTGCCTTTACTATTACGAAATCTGCCGGGATTTTACCGGCGTCCAAGCCAGCCTGCCAGCTTGATATGTCGATGCCTTTCATCGATTGACCTCCTTTACTTCTTTTATTACTTCACGCATCTCAGGTTTAGTTAACTGAATGGAATTGATGAGTTGGGCGAGTATGAAGAGCACTACTGTACTGACAAGGATGGTTAGCCCAGTGTATTTGATAATGATCCCTACGAGCTTCTTTTCTCCGGCAATAATTGATTTAATAAATATATTGCCATCGAGTTTTTTATTACGGTCATTGATGTTTTTTATAGCAGTCTCAATTTCTGAAATCTTATTATCCACATACTCATTACGCTCATGAAATTCAGACCTATTGACTAGCCATTCTAGCTTATCTAGTATCTGTGTGAGTGACGGCTCGACGACTTTATCATTAAATGTTTCTATACGAGCTAGTCTTTCATTTTGTTCAGTATCTGATTTTGGCATATAAAAAACGGAAGCCTTTCATCGTTATATGTGCTTCCGTTTCTTGAGATCACACTTGTTAATTTATGGTTACTATTTTATCATTTATATTCTCTTCGGGCAAGATTAACTGGACGACTAGGCTAGATTATTCCTACTAGTCGCATACTGAATTCACTGACTGCACTTTCACCACCGTAATTACGCTGGTCGCTACAGAAGGCTCGTATGTCAATTTTATCATTCTTTTTTAAGAGCAAGTCGACAGACAAACTTGGTCGTGGCAAGTGTCGGTCGTTATCCGTACCTCTAGTGCGGGCAGACTCTTTAATCATCTCGCCATTCTTAAATATGCTTATATATGCGGTATATTGAGAGAAAAAGCCGGTTTGTGCTATAGCTGTTCTTGCGTCGATATGGTAAATACCATCTTTGGGTACTTTAGCTGTGAATGTCTTCGTGTCGTACATTTTTGCAGAGTCATAGGCGACATTATCGTATTTTACGATAGTAGACTTATTTTGTGGCAGGACTTCCCATTTAGATGTAGTAGCGGAAAACATTGGTATAGTCGTAAAGTCAATCTTGTCGGCTGTAATAGACTTTCCTTTGATTGATTCAGCTGTAACACTATCCTTGGCTATATTTTCAGCACTAACGACACCCTTTTTTAATGTGCCGTCAGTATTATGAGATTCTAGCATTGCCTCGGCTAGATCTTGTGCCCAACCTGCAGTAGGACCGGCTTGGACGATGTCTCCAACTAAGTTACCGTCATCTATTGCGTTATTCAGGATTTGTAAACTAATAATCTGACCAGTAGCCTTATTTGCCATACCCTTCCAGTCTCTCTGGCTACCTGAGACCACTTTACCGGTTGAGTCTACTCTATACGTCATAAAATGCATAGCAGTATCTTCACTCCAACCAGCCAAACTGTCTACAGATAGAGTGTCAGAGTTTGCGGGTCGTGGGGTAACTACTCTTGCTACGTTAGGGTTGCTGCCGTCTTTTACTTTTGTAATTTTGTCACTAACACTTGCCATTTTGTTATTCCTCCTTTAGCTTTGGTCTTTCGTGCCAATATTTACGTATTCAAATACCACTCTTGATATGCTGTAGCTTACGCCCGGATCTGATGAGCTCCAGCCGTATTGCACCCAGTGAGCGTCCTCATCTACTTCTAACTCCACCTCTTCGCTAGCAGAGTTGAATGTTTCAGGTACGTTCCTCACCTCACTCCATCCAATAGAGCTCCATGTTACACCGGGTTCACTCCATCCAGTACGACTTGAAGACGCTCCGAAAAATCTTGTCTCCGTAAACGTCTGTAGTCCGTCTTCAGTTTTAATAGTGGCGGTAAGGTTAATACGACCCTGAGGTCTGAGTAGCACGAATACCACCTTCAATACACGCGCCCAATCTCTTCCAGTTTCTTCAAATCGCAATTGACCGCTTTGTGCGCTAGTATTAAATGGCTTGCCATCATCAACTGTGGTTGCGCCCTTAGACAGCTCGACTATCTTATCTCCTTGAACTATTAAGAAGTGGGTTATACCTGAGTTGTCGTTATATAAAGTCATCCAGTCGGCACGAATGCTCCACGGCTTCATCCATGCACCCTTACGGTCAGTATCATAAATCCAGATCTGATTGTTATAGTTAGCCGCGACAGGTAGCGCCCAATAGACGCGCCCTTCAAATGCTAGGCCTACGGCTTTTTCTATGGCTTTACTGTTTAGGTTGCTAATAGCGTCTTGAATAGTGTTAGTAATTCGTCTTGTAGATAGGACGTTCTGTAATTGCGGTAGGGTTCCTGTAGTATTAAATCCACCACGGCTTGGATATAGTAGGTCGTTATTGTAAATGACTACAGCGTCAGGGCTATCTGTACCGTCAGCACCAGTATCTTCTTGTACTTGCCAGACTGTAATAGTATCTTCACCGTAAGTAATGTTTGTTGGTGTAATATAGAATCGTTTACCAGTACCATTCGTACCGTTTGCTAGGACCGTTACTTTAGGGTCGCCTTTACCATCTCGATATGGTCGTACTGCAAATGGCACTTCCTTGGTACCATTCCCTACTGGCGTATATCCACCACCATATCCAGGTGAGAAGTCTAGTTCATGACCATAATCACCACCACGCCATACATAGAATTGATTGTCTTTATCACCAGTCATCCATATACGGCCATTGACTACATCGGCTCGTGTTGCTTTTGGACCAGCCGTATTATTGTCTTTTGGTAGAGGTACTGACATGTCTAAGCTACGCGATCCATTATCTACAAATACTGTCTGATCCATTGGCAGTGCGGCAGCTAGACGGTATAGCGTAGGCTCTCCACCGCCGTCAACACCAACACCACAATAAATATTCCAAGACTTAGCTTCTGTACTGTCTGGACGCTTGACTGATAGGTTATGCTTTTCACCGTTCCACATATCTCGGTCTGTAGAGATAGCTTGAGATAACAGAGGCGAGCCTGCTGTCTCACCGACAGTAGAGTTAAAGGTAACTGCATAAAATACCTTAAATCCTGTACCAGTTAATCCTACGTTTTTATCTAGTATTGGCTTTGCTGGATCTGCTATTTTCTGAAATGCTACTATTTTCTTTGTCGATATATCTAAATAGCTAAGAGTATCTTCGCCATTCATAACTAGAAGGTTGTTGCGTATCTGCTTGAAATGACCGCGGGCGGATTCGTGATATTCTTTACCTTCTACAACTTGCCACTCTGGATCTTCACCCTTAGCTATACATAGTTTTGTTTTACCGTTTATTCTTTGAAGACAAGCCAGCCAGTTTACAGAGCCGTCTTTTGTAGTACTACGAAATTCAGCCAATTCGCCTAAGATTATTCCTAGTGGTTGAGGACCGTATTTGGCAGTACCGTGCCGCACAGTAATAACAGAGTCTTGATCTAATATCATATTCTCAGAGGATCTCAGTCCCCTTAGGGGTGAACGTCCATCATCAAAGGCCGTTACTACACCACTCTGCCAGTCCTGAACCGCCAAGCGTTGTATCTTTGGCGCTTTCATATTTTTGACAGGCTTTAACATATGTCAGACACCCCTGGAATAATATGTAACGGTCGATAACTTACTTGGGCAGCATTATTCTCAATCATTTTTTGCATTAACTGATTGGCCTCTTCGACGAGGTTGCCGTATTGATTTTGTAAAAGAATGTCGTTACGCGCGTATTCAGCAGCACACATTGTTACCAGCCACATTGGATTATCTACTGGGACCATATCGCTTACACTTGTTAGTAGTGGGGCGCGTAAATATACAGGTATTGTTATTTGTCCACCTAGTACGGCATCATCGCTTCGTATAGGATCAATGAATACTAGCTTGTTGCCGGCAATGGTGCAGCAGTTTTGCCCCTTATACATTCCTGCCTGCTCTGGCGGCACCGTAGTATATTCTTTAATCTGATCGTCTTTTTTGACCTTTATAGTGTCACCATATACGTTGCTTATCTTCGCAACCTTAGTAAAGTCAATTTCATATTCCCGATCCGTCGATAATGTTCCGATATTGTAATTAGGTTCATATAAAGATTGCCAATCAACATTAGGTTCACTTTGCCATACAGGGATGTACATATTAGCAATGCCCAGTATTTTCTGATACTTCTTGTCAGTTTCTGGTAGGTTTCGTACTTTACCAGTAGCTTTTAGTATGACTGCTGATACAAGCTGTGTAGTGTTCATAGCGTTTTCCTAAATTAAAAACACGGAGCCGGCTTATTGTAGCCAGACGCTCCGTGTTTTTAGGTCACGCTGTTTTCTTACTTACTATTATAACATATTTATGCTTTTTTAGTGCGTATTCGTGTATTTTTTCCACTAGTTTTAGTGTTCCACTTTTTGATGGCTGCATTCACCTGTTTTTGAGTATTCATTCTACTGATCAGGTTTTGTCCTATCTGGTTAATGTTCATACCACTAACTGACGTTTGACTAGCCTTTGGTGCTAATGATGAGATGTTTGCTGCGGCTCTTATTCCTATAGAAGCAACGCCAGAGTTAGCGGACCGGCCACCACGACCACCTCGGCTACGACCTGAGCCGCCCCGGCTACCGCCACCAGACCCTTCTTTAGTAATTCTATTGCCATCAACATCAAACTGAGCAGCATTAAGGGCTCGCGCTTCCCATTTAGTAATATACCCCTCAGCACGTAACTTATTGATGACACCATTCTTGGCAAACATCTGTCCAGTAATGCTCTTGCGTCGTCCATTAGTAAGTGCTTGCATCAGCTCCTCGTGGGATGATTCTTGAGCCTTCTGTCGCCAGTAATTATCCATCAGACTTACTTCGTTGTGAGATGTCATCGCGCCGTACTCAATTTGATCCTTTGTATATCCAGATTCTTTATAGTAGCGCTCTTTTGCCCAGTCTGGTAAGTCTTTGTATTTACCGGTCATCATATTGACGGCAGTTTTAGCTTTATCTACCTTTTCTGTACCGTTCTGCAGTTTGTTTAATGTTGCATTAGATGAAGTGAACTCTTTTTTAATAGTTGACGTTTTATCAATGTCATACGCCTTCATCCAGTTGCGATAAGCTTCATCACCTTGTCCTTGAGATTCAGCAAGCTTCTTGTATACACCTTTTTCTACGTTACCATTCTTGTTTACTAGCAATCCGTCTTGGAATGTATAGTCGCCCTTCTTTAGTTTCTTCTTAATTGAAGCGGCTTCTTTCTTGCTTAGTCCCTGTAGGTCTATTTGATTATCTGTTACTTGTTTTTGTTGTGGGTTATTATTGGTTGGCATATTTATTTGCAGGCCGCTAGACGCGTTAGCGACTAGACCACCAGTCTTAAATAGATTGACCCACGAATTCTTTCCTTCTTCTACTTGCACTGGTATTAGTGCATTTTTACCGAATAGAGCACCTTGGACAAGATTGAATGGATTGTCTTTTTCAAACTCAACCTTTGTCTCGCCATTGCCGTCTTTTACTTCGCCAGAGTGAGCTGCCGCAATACCCTGAATAGTTTTCTTTAATTGGCTACCTGCTGGCAATTGACCTAGGATGTTGTACATAGCGTCTTTAGTTTTTGCTTCTGCCTTATCGTCATCACCATCTTCATGCGCTTTAGCTGCCGCATCCAATTTACCCTTAGTGTCAATCAATTTACGAGGTAAATCAACAACTGGTATTGTACCGTCGTAACGTCCTAAGTTGCTCTCTTTGCCGAATAGCTTCTTGCGATCGTCTTTTGTTGTTGCGGCATTAACTATAGCTGTAGCTATAGGTGCGGCTGTAATTGCCTGGCCAGCTACTTTTTGAGCCGTACGCTCTAGCTTAGCTTGCACCGAATTGTCCTTATCGTCATCATCACCACCACTCAGCCAGTCACCTACAATCTCAATCAGTGTACCTAATGGATCAACTCCTGGCTTATTTCCAGTTAGCGCTTCTATCAAACTATATGCAATTGCTGTATTAACAGCGAATGCTGCTCTTTGTTTACCAGACATCTGTTTCCATACATAACGGTTCTGTTGTGTCACTTCTCGCGTGAATTGTAAGAATGACGCAGACCATAGCCTATTATATGCCCGTGGGGTACTTATCTGGTCGCGTAAGGTTACCGTGTCATTAATGAATCGCTCTGCGTATCTAACTGCATCCGCGTCGCTTAGTCCATTATTGATTGCCTGATTGTATTTAGCTAAGAAGGTATATTCAATAACGCCTCTTTCAACTACCTCCATAGGAATACCGGCAGTTTTCATAGTCTTTTCAAACTTGGTGTCATCCGTCAGGTTGTCGTCTGCATACCTTAGAGCTAGAGCGTCAGACTTCTGTAATATAGCTTTACGGTTTTTTAGCTTGAATGCCTGTATTAATGCTTTAGGGCTAGTTGTAGAGAATAAAGTAGGTAGTGACGCCGTCTGAGCTACTACTGAGTTCATATTGCCGACAATCTTAGATAACGCTGCTTGCTTCATTAATGCCCTACCAGTTGCATCTGCGAATTTTCGCATTTTGCTTGGCTCTGTATCGTTTACAACTCGTTGGAATGGATCTGTCTTTCCAGCTAGCCGGTTTGCATGTTCTTGAATAAATCCGACAAATTGAGTCAGTCCGTTTGCACTATCAGACATCAGCTTCATAAAGTTCACGTCATTAAGCATCTTATCCAGACTTTCGGACATGTTATTGGTAGTTTCTTTTAGACTATTGATATCTTTTGTACCTAACTTTTCTACACCAAGCTTGTCGGCTTTTTTAACTAAGCGACTAAGTTCTTGTATACCGTCTATTTTTCGACCAATTGCACGTTCTAACCCGTATAGTTTATTTCTTACTTGCGTTAACTCTTCAGCATCGACCTTACCAGAAGCAGCCGAATTATACAGGGCGTCTACTCTGTCAGCTAGCTTTTGTATACCGCTAGTACCCTTACCTGCAAATTCTTGTCGTGCTTCACTAGCTGCGCGCACTGCCACTTCCAGAGATCGGTTCATCGTAATAGCATCTGTCATATGAATATTATGTAGGGCTATTTTGCTATATTCCATTAGTGGGGTAAATGGATCTGTTGGCTTTACGTCACCTACACGTTGCATAGCAAATTGGTTAAACTTCTGGCTTGGCTTGAATAGTCCTGTACGGCCTGCTAATTTAGCTGGTAGAGATTGACGTGATGTAATAGCCACATCTCCGCCAGACAGAAGATTCTTAGCACCGCCATACATAGCCGCGATAGCTCCCTTGCCAGACTGCATTTCTCCTAAGTGCGTGATATAGTCTTTACGCTCCATAATTGGGTCTTTACCTAACTCTACTCTCTTTTCGTTTTGGCGGGCTAGTAGGTTCTTATATACGGCACGTAAGAAGCTATTATATTGATCCAGAGCTTCGGAGGCACTCTTTCCGTAAACTTCTTCGAATACTTTCAAACGTTCATCATATGATGGTGATTTTTCGCCGCGTTTCGGACGTGATGGTTCAATTACATATACGGCGTCTTGTAGCATTTGGCGCTTTAGTGGACCGTGTTTTTTGGCTTGTTTTAGCAAGTTTTTGCGATAATCTTTTATCTGTTCACCGATAGCGTTGCCTTCTTTTACTGCGGCGGCATTAGCTTGACGAGGTGTTTCAGACATAATATTCAGTAACGCCTCTTTAGTCTTATTGCCACCCTTCTTAAAGTAATCAAGACTATTGCTTCGCCTTAATGAGCCTGTTATACGGTCTATTATTCCTTCAGTAGTCCATGTTTGACCTGCACCAAAACGCATCTCTTTAATCTTACTGAAGTCAATATCACGCATATTCAGGTTCATCTTCTTTTTACCTGCATATATCATTACGTTACCATCAGGCGTCATTTCAATATAGTTACCTAGTATTTGACCAGTTTCTGCATCGACAACCCTACCTGATTCTATATAGTGCCTGTCTGGATTGAATGTAACTAGCTTATCACTTGGACGATATGCCTTTTTATCTCCAGTTTGCATGTAACCATCAAAAGCACTTACTAGTTCAGCATTTACACCCTTAGCGTTTTCTCTCCATATGTACTGAATAGCTAATCCATCATCAAAGGCGCGCTTAGCTTCATCATTAACTGCCTTATCTGATTTAATATCGTCTATGAATTTCTTCTGTAGTGGTGAAGTTACTTTTGGTGCTTCGGCGCCTGTTCGTTGCCATTTACCAAATATATTCCTATATTCATAGAATGAGTGGTATGCACCCTTCTCGTCCTTATAGATCATCTGTCGCGTATTGTGAGTAGCTGTATTCGCGGTATTTGTAGGTGCTGGGACCGCATGTTCTACTCCGGGTAACTTAATCTTTTCTTTTACCTCTGGCGCTATCTCGTCTATTGGACGTAACCGTCCATTTTCATCTAACATACTGCCAGCACGGGCGTTGGTATTCAGCAGCGCCCTTTCTCCAGTAATGTCATAGCCCTTCTGCTCAGCTAGCTTAGCAAATTGTTTCGCAACAGTTTTTTCATCAATACCCGTAGCCAAGCTAGCATTATGTACTATATCTGCTATTTTGTGCCTTGGACCTTCATCCAGTCCCCTATTGAGTATCTCTCCTAACGCCTGTTGCTTTTCAATCTGTTCTTTTTTCGCCTTAGCTTCTTCTATTTTCTTCTGCTTCTCAGCCTTCACCCTAGACTCTTCAGCGTGTCGCTCTGCAATTATATTCTGAGCTTCTTTAATGACGTCTGGGTCTCTACGCCACTCTGCCAATAGAGTTTTTCGCTCTCTTTCTGCACGGCGTGCTTCGGCCACTCGCTTAACTTCATCGATAAACATATCAATGTCGTCATATCCCATCTCCTGAGCAACTGTATCGATATCTCGCTTGCCAGTACGGCGTTTATAGTTAGATGGTAGGTCTTGAGTCAAATCTCCTAGATAATGTCGTAGGTCATCAACATGCATGCGTGGAATACTCCACTCTAAGCCGTTAGTTCCATTAATGTTTGTATCGTTATGCTCTAAGAATAGGTTTTGATCTATATTCTCAAAGATAAACTCATCTATGGCATCTCTTAGCTCCCTAGTCATTTTAGGTTTAGGGTTGTTTTCCATCTCATTAATAGTTTCTTGAAGAGGGTGCTGATAGCGGTTGTCTGTATTGACATTTTGAGCATTGTTTGCTATACTACCGCTAAGATTCGTGGACTGTAATTGCCCCGTTTCGGACGTATCATCAAGCCTCGACATATTATATGCAGGATTGGTGCGGCCAGATGACGAATCATTAAAGTAGGTGACGACTCGTAGTTCGTTGCCTTTTTTAATTACTTCAACAATAGCAATTTTATTACCTTCAAGGTTACGCTCCATACGAATGCGCTCCGTGTTTCGTACTGGTTTACCTTTAATAATCACATCTGGATCTTCCAAAACATATGGCAATCTGCCCAGGTCTGCATCAGTCAGTGGATTAGCTGGCTTTTTACCACCCTGCCCATGAGTAGATAACATATGGACTGCACCATCTCTGTCCATTACGATCCGCGCATCCTTATTTATTGATATGCCAGTCTCTGTTTTTATCCTGTTTGCCAGGTTGTTAGATACACGTGCTAGTGTAAATAATGCACGGCGGCTATTTGCCAGATCATCAATACCTTTAATCGCGTTAAGCGCTCTTTCAGGATCGATACTCATCGTCCTAACTCGGCCATCGCCGCCAGGTACTTGTTGCTTGGCTCTGAATTTCCCTGTTTCCATTTGAGCATAGAATTGTTTAATAGCGTCTTGTTTACCAACAAGTCCCATAATAGCTTCAGTAATTCGGTCATATATTGCTAAGACTTTTTGAGGAATACCTAATCTAGCACCTAGGCGTACTTTATCTTCACCGTTTAATCTTCCTTTGTAGTAATCACTGAATCCATCAGCTAGTTGTTCTTCTGCTAGTAGGTTCAGATCATTTCCATATTGACTGCCATATTTGTTTACTAAATAGTCATCTCCATAAGATTCACGGATAGCGTTTAATAGGTCTTGTTTATTTTCTACTCGGGTAAGTAGTTTATGACCTAATTCGTGGTTCAGAGTGTCTTCTGTAAGCTTGTTTAGATTGATTTGGTCGGTCTTTGGATCATAGTAGCCTAATGCTTTCTTCTGCATTTCATTTTGCCACTCGTTGAATACAAGGTTTTCATCACCTGTTAGTTGTAAGTGGCGTGCTAGGAGGTTTTTTTGGCTTGCTAATTCCTGCATTTGAGCATCTAGCTTATACCTCATATCTGGGCTATCTGTTGGATTGAGATTATTGGTGTATTTGATCTGCTCTGGTTTGAAGGCAACAACAGCGTCGCCGCTTGCCCCACTTGCTTTATCTCTGCCTGGGACTATTAATCCATCATAGCCATTATTTCTTGCCCAAGTTTGGAATTCTGGCTCGCTAGTGTCAAACACAATATCGTAATTATTATCTACAATATCACCGCTAGCCAAACTGCTGTTTAAGAGATCCTCAGCATTCCTTAGCGCCATTTCGTTAGTTTTACCCTGGCTTAAAAAATAATGAGTTAAATAATCCAAAGCAACCTCTCTAGGCTGATAGTTTAGATCGAAGGGCTTCTTAACGTTCAAAAATGCCTCTACAACTTTGCGGTCGCCTCCTCTTTCGCGAGTCCTTCTGCTAGCGTAGCTATCTGCTATGTCTTTGTTGTCTGTAAAGTAAAATCCTTTCCCCAAGTTATCCTGTTGTATCTTATCAGGATCAAACTGGTTAAAGTCTGTGCTTGTTCCATGGTATAAAGTCTTAAGATTGCCATTTTCGTCTCGGATCTTAGAGTCCTTAAAGAATGCCTCCTGTTCTGGGCTCAGCTTATACTTTGTATCTGAATTAACAGCGGTATTGATAAAGGATTTAAAGGCCTCATGCACACGATCAGTCACGTCAGCGAATGTCCTAATTTCTGGATCAGATAGCGTAATATTCAAGTCTCCACTTCCGCTCGAGTACGCTTTATAGTGGTTAGCTATCCGGACCGTAAAATCATTATCGTTTACGTCATCATAAAACGTAATGTAATTAGCTTCAGATGAGCGTGATGTACTATGCTCAACTCTTATGTCATCGTTAAGCCCTGCAAGCTTCAATGCTTCGTTCAAATCATCCGCAATTTTTTCTGATGCTATATCTATCAGCTGGTCAGTCTCAATGTCAGCATCCGTTGGTCTTTCATTGAACTCTCGATAATTGTCAAGTTTAATATCCTCACCACGGTAGACAGGGCTTGGAGCACCCTGTGCCTTCTGCTCAAACTCTTTTAAGGTCTGCTCTTGGTTAACTATCATACCCTCTATTTGCCGAGCAAAGTTTTCCTTTCCTTCTGTTCGTGCCCGTACGGCCTCCAGCCTGAGCTGCTCTATATCTTTCCTTAAGTACTCAACAATCTCTTTCGCTTTGGGGTCGACAGGCGCAACATAATCTTGGCTTAGTCGGTAGTCTATCGCTGATTGTTGTGTGTCGTTAAGCTTATACCGCACATCCTGTGCAACTCGGTTTTGCACACCCTGAGTAGCCTGCTCGACAAGATAGCTTTCTAGTTTGCCAGTAGTCTGCTGCCGGGATGCTACAGCTTTGACATCACCACGTTGAATGTCTGACATATTCTGGCTAACAGCCTGTTTTAATGCTAGGCTAGCATTAGGCATAGCACTTTCTACTGTCTGATCTACATTTACTGATTGGATTGGATGTAATTGATTGTTGTGATTATTAACAACATTAACCTCTACTGCTTGTTTTAGCGAGGTATTATCTGGTGATTGACGTGCTTGACGTTGAGATATAGCTTCTTTTTCTAGTCTTCCAGCTGCTTCATTTTGATTCATTTGTGCCGTCATTGAGCTTGATGGTTGATTGTCAGTCTGTCGCATAGCACCAAAATTAGCCATTCCAGCTGGACCACCGAGAACCGCACCCATAAGACCGCTCTTCAAGACGCCTTCTTCATACTTGCGATTAGGATCGTATGTATGCTTAGCAAATGCATTCTCTGCCAATTGCTGAGCTGCTTCTTCCGAACCTTCTGCTATAGCACCTGTTATAAACTTAGTTAGACCTCTTTTACCAATAGGGGACATAACTTTATCTAATCCAAGCTTCTCTATTCCTGCTTGAACCGCCGCATTACCATAGGCATATGGCAACATATCGCGTGTTTTTTTACCCTTGGCATTTGCATTAGTAATAAAGTCTGCGGCATTCTCTACAAACTGCCGTGCTACCGGGACAGCGCCACCAGTAACTACACCCGTACCGATATCTTGAGCCAATCGTTGAGCGCTTTGACCCGCCTCATGTGCCAACACTACATCCGTATCGTTTTTCTTAAATATACCAAACTGCTTGTCATATTGAGCATTACGCTGCTTACCCTGCTCCACGATGCGCTTGCGCATTTTATCGTAAGATTCATCACCCGTAATGCCATACATGGCGTCTGCTATAGCCAGAGATAGCTTATCACCTGAATCGCCAACTGTACGTCCAGCGCCGTCAATAACACCTTTAGAGAAGCTAGTCACTGAACGTACTGGTAGAGTAGCTAGTCCTGCCATCTTTGCAATATTGCTATCGCGTCTAGCCTTGTCCTCTGATAAATAAGCTCTGTTCTCTGCATCAATACGTACTTGGCGGTTCTTAGCGATTTCTGGCTCGCTAACACCCCTTGCTCGCATAATATCGTCTAGCTTGTTGTTACGTATTGCCTGCTCGGTCTTATACTTGTCACTCTCCTGTTTTGCTATATCTAGGGCGCGAGTCAAGTTGTCCTGATTTTGGGTAAATAGAGGATTTCTTCCCGGATTAGCAAAACTTGGGGATATTTGTGGTCTATTCTGTTGTTGAGGTTGTTGAATAGCCACTGGCGCTGGCTTTGGTTGTTGCTGTTGGACCTGAGGTTTAAGTACCTGAGTAGGGTTGTTTATGGCATTCTGGATTTGGATTTGCTTGTTTTCTTTGTTTACCCAATCTTGTTGCCCTTGAGGTGTTAGTACCTTAGGGGCGTCATTTATAGTCTTTTCTGGTATTACTGGCTTTGGTTGGTTATTTTGGTTTAGCTGTTGCGTTGCTTGATTAGCCTGTTGAAGGGGATTAGGATTTACCTTTTGCTGAGCTTGGCTGAATATATTAGTACCACCACCTAACCTAGGTGTATTTACACCAGATAGACCATTTAGCCTGTTAATGTTAGGTTGCTGTACCTGCTGCGGCTGTGGTTGCTGAGGTTGCGCCTGAACTTGTTGCTCTTTACGTCGGCGCTCATCATCGCTTACCCAACCTTTACCGCTGAAAAAGTTGCCTACTCTTTGGAAAAAGTCCATTCTCTAATCCCCTCCTAATTTATTTACAGGTATTGGTTTTGACGTTTACGCTCTTCCTCTTGCTTGAGGCGTGTGTTGTAAATATTGAGCGTCGGGTCGCTACCTGGTGCCGCTGGATTTGATACACCAACTGCTGTATCACCCTCTACTCTGTAGCTATCCAAATCTTTTGCATTGTATTGGACCTTGTTACCAGTGTAGGTATTCTGCTGACGTCCTAGGTTGTCGATTTCGCTTGACAGAGCATTTGCGCGACCAAGGTCTGCACGTGCGGCATTAGCACCGTTTGCACCTTGTGCGGCAGCCTTTTGGCTCTTCATTTGAGCTAATTGTGTCAATAGATTCTGACGTGTAGTCTGAGATGATTGACGTGCGGCGCTGTCTTCGTTTGCCTTCCAGTCGTTAAGCTTTTTGTCTTCATCCGCGTAGTCATTCTTAAACTGACCCCATGTGGTGTCGATTTGTTTTTGGTTCTGCGCATAGGTTTGTCCCGCGCCGGCACGCTGCTGATTAGCCTGATTCTGCACTGCACGACCGGCTAATTGCATGTCTGAGCCAACAGCACCCATACTACCGAGTGAACGAAGCAACCCGCGGAGTCCTACAGCCGAGCGGTCATTAATATTATTAATATTGGTACGGCGTTGCTGCTGATTTTGGCGTGTCTGATCGTTGAATTGACCTTCAGCACGGTTCCATGAACTGCGTAATTCATTTTTCTTGGTATTGTACTGGTTGTTAATATTACCCAAGCGTACGCCTAATTGGTTATCTATACGTCCTAGTCCATGTTCTAGCTGACCAATACCTTGATCATATTCTGCTAACTGAGCAGCACTAGCACGGTTACCACCACCATAGTAGCCACCTCCACCACCTCCGCCGTAGTAGCCGAGGTTGAGGTTCTGATTACCGGTATTTCCTCGTTGTTGGCTATCTCGCCAGCTCGCGTACGAGTTCTGCCACCACGGATTGACCGAGCGATTAAGTGCCGAGGCAGTGTAGCCCCCAGTAGTTTGCTCACCAGTAGTTTGGCCCTTCCGGTTAGTGTCGCCGCCCATCAGGAAATAGCCGTTAAGGTTGCCGTCGTCTCCGACTTTATTTAGCAAAGCTTGAGCTTCAGCACGTTTAGTAGCTGATGGGTGATTGTTAGCGTGGTATTGCAGGTATTGACGGTATGATTCGTTTCCGTTCATACAAAAAATCTCCTTTCGAGACAAAAGGAGATTTGGGGTTTGTGCTATATACTAATTACGGTATACAAAAATGCTGGACTGCTACTTCACTAATTCCGTCATGCCCGCTGACGCCAATACCAATCTTCGTATAGTTCGGATCTTGCATGGCTTTACGGTGAGGTTCTGATTTCATCCAGCCCCTAAAGGCACCGCGACTACTCATATGTTCACCCGAAACCCAGTTTTCACTAACAGTACGACAGCCAGCCCGATGCATCAGGTTAGCCATCTCTTGTGAATACCAGTTGTCCGTGCCTGGTATATTATGTTGACGGTATCCTTTTGCGACCATATCGTCAGCCTTGAGTTGTGCACTCTTCCGAACGTTCTCGTCCATGACCAATGGCGCTACACCAATTCTTGCCCGCTCCTGATTTACTAATTCTAGGATTTCTTGAGGGTCAGCGGGACCATTGTCGTATTTATCGAATGCTGGTTTGTGTGGCTTTGGCTGCTGCTCTTGTCGTTCTTGAGCTGTCGCTAATGCTATTTGATTATCTAAGCGTCTTTTAAGCCATAAGCTACCACCAGCACCTGCTATAAGCAGTAAAACAGCAGTGATGATTACGGCTTTTTTCATGCTTGCATTGTAGCATAACAGGGGTAGTTTGTCAACTACCTACCGTGCCATGGTTCACAAGCTATACCGTCACCGTCTCTGTCTAGTTCTTCACGATATCCAGGTTCACCCTCACGGATTGACTGAGCTCCGTCTTCACGTGCTTCAGTGCAATTTTCGTAATATACGTCATCTTCGTCAGATTTATCTTCATACGATGAATTGCTCCTGGTGTGACTTGAGTTATTGTTGGTAGGATGATTGAAATAATGTCTGTATGTGTATAGACCAAGGGCAAACATTCCTCCCATTAGCGCAAGTGTCAATATCATAGACAATGCGTCTTTCAGATAATCATTCATACAGCCATTCACTTACTCCGCCGTGGTGTGAGCAAGCTCCTCTTCCAGTTGCGTGTGATTGCCAGCCATCTCGACAGATAGCTCCAACACGATAGCGTTGTTGTTGAATAGGTTGTGGTGCAGGTTTTGGTGTACGAACAATGATATGAGTCACCGGTCGAGTGATCACATCTACCTTATCTGTGTGACCAGGCTTATTTGGCTTACAGATTTTCCTGACGCCAACGACGCCCTGTTGCTTGACCGCTTCAGTGTAGCCATATTGACCTGTTTCACCTTCGTACTGCGTTTCAAACGGTATTTCTTCCGTTCTACAGTCTGAATATGTTACAGGTTCTACTACTGGCGCTATAGTCTGCTGTGGCTGACTATTATTTGCAGCTCCAGCCATACCTGCTACTGCAGCTACGCCAATAACAGCACCAATAGTGCTTTTGATGATTTTGTCCTTAGATACCATTTTAGTAAAGCCTCCCATTTACTTACTAAAGTACCTATAGCATACACCACAAACCCCAAATCTCCAAATTGTAAAAATACTATTAAATTGGATAAGAGTTCTCGTCTGTTGTCTGGTCACTCAGGGGGCCTAATCCTTCGCTCCGTACTGACTTGGGCGGTTTCGCGTTTCTTTAGCGATCACCTCGGATTACTACTTATACAACGCTGCGACGCACGCTTCCATCTGTTTGGATCACAACGCGCTCTCGTCTCTTTAGAGTCACACTTCGTGCTTAATTGTAAGGATATTATAGCATAAGTCAAATAAAAAAACCATTTCGTTGACATCAACGAGATGGTCTATATGCTTACACTGTCATCACTGTTTGTATCCCATCCGCCGTGAATACTCATCTATCTCATTGGTTATTTTTTCGGCGGCATCCACATCTTCGGCATTATGGGCTCGGATTAGCCTACGACGTAATTCAGTGAGGTTTTTATCTTTTACTTGGCGTAATATCTTGTTGAATGTGTCGTGGGCTAATCTGCGCTCATGACGGGATTTGAGAGGGTTATTAAACACCTCATGTAACCGTTTCAATTCACCCTCTCGTGTCCCGTCCATCTGCCTATTCCTCTGGTGCGTCCTCGTGGATGTCACCGTCAGTGATGTCAAAATGCGGGTTAATAACCTTTGCTACAGACGCGACATGCTCTTCAGACGCACTACCGTAGAATTTCTTGGCAATCTCAAGATGGCTCATACCGCTGTCGTATGCATCAATAAGCTGATTTTTAGTAACTTTCTGTGATACAACGACGTCGTCTGCACTAGCTTCCTTGGCATCAGCAATGATTTTTTCGGCTTCTGCTTTAGCCTGTGCAATGATGTCGGCAGCACTAGCCTCAGCTTCTTTCTTTGCTGCGGCGATTTGCGCCTCAATGTTATCTGCAGCTTCTGCTGTAGTTGGCTTTGGTTCCGGTGTAGTTTTATCTGCCATATTCTTACCTTTCTTTGGTGGGGCGACCTGAGCCGCCCCAATTACTGGTTGCTAATCCTGGTTACTAGTCTTTAGCGCCTGTTTTAATATTGATAATCCATTTCGGGTCAAGCACTGCTGCTGCGAACGCCTCAGCCTTCCAACCAGCGGTTGAGAACATGTTCAAGGCGTTGCTGGTGTCATGCTTGTCTGGGTTTTTAATGATGAGCTTCGTCTCATTGATACCCTCCAAGGCAATCGTACCGAACGCTTGCTGACCGTGGATGAAGTTTGAGTACACGGTTACTGAACCAGCTTGCTCGGTTTTCTGGTTACTTGAGCATTCCAGGAAGCGAACACCAGCAATTGTACCGATTTCACCCTTGTATAGCTCTTTGCGGCCAGTATACTTCTGCGCCTCGATCCATGCACCGTCATTCATCAAGTTGTAGGCGGTATCTGGACCAATTTTGCCGATGTAGTAGCCGTCGCCATAGGTCTTAGCGTTGCGCTTTTTCAGGTCACGCTTTGCCTTCTTAACCTCTTTTAGCGTCAAGACGTCATCGTTGGTTAGATTAGACAGCGCCGCTTTACCGTTAGCAAACATGGTTGTTGCACCAGCGTGCAGAGCATTGCGGATAAGTGCATCGATGGTTTCTGCAGCTTGCTGCGCCAACACTTCAATAGTTTCTTGCTGTCCCTTATCGATTGAGGTCTCTTTGAACAGCGAGCTGATTTTCTCCCAGTCACCATACGTTTTCAACTCAGCAGTGACCTGTCCGCTGGACTTGCCTGACTCTGCTGGGTTTTCACCCTCGGTAAGTGGCGTGGTGGCTACTTGCTTCGGATCTCGTTTGGTAAAGGTGTATGTTTTACCGTGATTTTGCTTTAAATGTGATTTTTTCGCACCTTCGCCGTGAATAAGCAATGCTTCACTGCGATCCAAGAACTCAGAGTCCAAAAACTTCATTAACTCTTTGTCCATACTGACGGTTGTAATTAGTGCCATAAGTTACCTTAGCTTTCTAGCTTTCCTTCGCGAATGAGCTTGGCACGCTGTTCACTCCGAGACATTTTGTCGAATGTCTTCGACACTTTGCCTGAGCCAATAACATCTGCACCGCCGCTAACAACTTTCTTCTTATTAGCGCGTCCTCTGCTTTTATGGAAAGCTTGATACAGTTGATATATACTTTCTCGCGAACCAATAAGACTGCCAGCATTGTCGTAAATAAGCATCCCTTGCAGGAACTTATCTACTTCGGCATCAAGTTCTGCATCGTATTGGTCAGATTCTGGGTCGAACTCTGGAAAATCCCTGAGCGCCCGATCGGCATCTGACGACATACCGCTAATTGATGCACTGACTTGAGCTTCGTAAGCCGCTTGCTCTTGAGCTTCCTGCATAACTGTTATTTGCTGTTGCAATTGTAAGTTTTGCAACACCGCCTTAGCTTCAAACTCAGTGAAGAAGTCTCCAGTTTCTGGATTCTCCGTCTGCATAATCTGCTCTAGTGTTGGTAGTGGCTGGTTTTGCATTTCAGGTGGTGTTTCCTGATACTGCTGTGCCTGCTCTTGTTCCAACTGCTGGCGGTAAGCTCTAGTTTCGTTCCGTTTAGCAACTAACTCACGAATGACTCGGTTGTCCTCCTCTAAGTCGCGTTCTAGTTGTTCACGGCGCGCCTCTTTGCCCCGTTTCGGCTTCGGATCGTCGTCTGACTCGTCCTCGGATTCGTCTGCTTTGTCTTCATCTTTGGACTTATCGACTTTGACACGTACCACCTCGCCGCTATCTGAGATGACTGCTTTGGTGTCTGGCTCGCTCGAAGCCTCAGAGTTTTGTGTTTCAGCTGCCGTCGACTCAGCTTGGGTAGACTCCTGCTCTACCTCGGTATTTACGACCTCTTGGCTTTCCGCTTCTGTGTGCGGCATAGCACCCTCCTTCTCATTAAATTATTTAAGCGTCTATCACAGGTGACGAACCTGGGCTGCGTGAGATGCGCTCCTTTGGTCAGCTACTAGCGAGGATTAGCCAACCAAAGCAACACACCTCCCTAAATGGGGTCGATGATACTCTCCAATGCACTCCTTTCCTCTCGTAAAATCCGCACAACTTCCTTATGTGCCAACATGTAAATCGCCAACTGCTCCTTGTCGGTTGTGGCTTCTTTTGGGATAGCATCAACTGACTTGTAGAAATCGATCCGCTCATTCCAGCGATCTACTATTTGCTGTAGCTTATTTAGATCCTTTTTTGCCGCCTCTTCCTCTGCCTGTTTGGCTTTTTCGCGCTGCTCATCCATGTCAGCATTTGGCACAAAGTACTCAGTACTACGTGGGTATAGGTTGTCTTCCATTATTTATCCTCCTCTTTCTGAATAACGCCCATGATTGAGGCGATTATCTCCTCCTCGGTAAAGCCTTTTTCAATCATGCTTGGCACTTCCGCGATTAAGTCTTCAGGTGTACCTATCTGACGCAATTCACTCACAATACCTGGCTCTACATCTTCTCGTGGCTCTACGGGGGTTTCAGTAACCTGTACCCCATCTTCTACGGGCTGTTCGGCCGTTTCTTCTGCGGCTGTTTCATCAGTAGCAGGAATTGCAGTTTGAGTTTGTGCCTCCTGCATTTCTTCTTCAGTAACCTTTAGCTCGTCTAATCCATCAATTCCAGAGTTGGCAACAATAGCGTTCCATGCCGCCAACTTCTTTTTGATTGGCACAACTTGGTTGAGTGATTGGCTTGAGTCTAATGTCTGAATTAGAGTTTTCAGTGCATCAAGCTGTGCCGCTTCGCTATTGACCTTGGTGGTTGAGGCATCAATCTTAAACTTCAATACGCCTTGTGCTTTAGAGAAATCAATAGTTGCTACGTTATTTTCATCTAGCTCAACGCCGTCCAGCTCATGACCATCGCGCTCCAATACTCGCAATTTCTCGGCTGTTTCATCATCAAGCTGCATTTTCTCCACTCCACTACGCTCAGCAAAATAGAGGTTAATTGCTGTTTCACTCCACGCTTCAAAAAACGCTTCAAAACCTTTGCGCAATGCGTTGTCATCAATAGATAGCTGTGCTTGTTGAGTCTTGAGAGCTTGCGGTGTCTTGCCAAAGCCAGGATTACCAACCTCAGCACTGATTGAGGTGTCTGGACTGTTGACCAGGTTGAGCATCTGCGATTTCTGCAAACCGTATAGGCTCGGGTATTCGCGTAAGGCCGTCGTGTCAATGTTCATAACTTCAATACGTGCATTTGGGTCTGGTATCTTGTTCAGGGCGTTAGGCCCAAAGTTCAATCGCCTCTCGTTCACATTACCGTAAACATTAGTAGTAGGTTGCAAGGCGATAGCACGGTTGTACTGGTAAGCTTGCATATCGCCATCGATAAGGTTCTGTAGCGGCCCGATTAGTTCCAGTACGCTGCGTCCTAACGGGTTGGCGCCGTCAGTGTCATAGAAGTACCAATCAAGGGTAATCTTACCTCGCGGGTCTTTATTTTGCTTACGTCGCACAATCTTTTCAGTCGCTGGATTGAAGGTATAGAATGTTGCACCTACACCAACCTGAAAACCGGTCACAATTTCAATACCTGA